GGCGTCGCGCCCGCGACCGGCGTGGTCCACGCCGCCGTGATCAGGCCGGCCGTGGCGAACGCCGTGGACTGGTCCGCCGACACTGCGATGCGGGTGCCGGCCGAGTTGTACAGCGCCAGGAAGTTCTGGCTGCTGGTCAGCGTGCCACCGGCAGTGGTCAATCCGACCAGACCGTTGGTGATGGTCTGCTGGCTGGTCAGCACCACACGGCTCAGATACAGCACACCCGCGGTGGTCAGGAACGTCTGGGTGGCGCCGGCGGGATCGAACGTCCAGGCAAGCAGCCCGGAATCGAGCGCGGTGGGGTCGGCGTTCTTCAGCGCGACCACATTGCCGGCCGCGTCCTTGAGGGTCGGCACGCCGGACATCGAGTACAGCACCGACCCGCCCGTGGGCGTCGCCGGCGCGGTGGCCTGGTCGGTCAGGGTGACGGAGTTGGTGTACGCCCCGTCGATGATCAGATTGCCGGCGTTGTAGCGCCCGGTGACGATGGTGTCCTGCTCGCCCGCCTGTGGCACGAAAGACCGTCCTTTGTGGTCGCTGAGATTCGATGGCGGCGGCCTGGGGTAGTCGAGAAAGGCAGTGATGACGGGGTAGCTCGGGTCAGGCAAGAGCGCCGCACCACGGGTGCGGAGGACGCAGGTTCGAGTCCTGCCCCCGTCGCTACCCCACTCGCTTCGCAATCAGCGGCAGCACGTCAACAGCCCGCGTCGGGTGTCCCGGATCCATCGAGCGGCACCTCCTCCCACACCAGGCGGTAGCCCTCCGGCCACAGGTGCCGCAACTCCTCATTGAGCCGGTCCATGATCATCCGCCGGTGTGCCTCCCACAGCGTCAGCGGCAGATCCGAGCGGGACTCGTCATCGACGATCGGCTCCCCCGGCACGCACCCCTCGACCAGCGGCGCGGCGTCGTCAGCACGCAGCGTTGTCACGACCACACCTCATCTCGGGCGATCAGATCGGCCACCGCCGCGGCTCCGCGCGACCACGCGGCGGCCGCATCGGGACTGGCCGAGCACAACTGCTCCCAGGTCAGCAGGATGTCGCCGCGGACAGACAGGCCCTTGACCGCCGCGCAGTACGCCTCGTAGTTGGCGCGTCCGGCCTTGGCGATCTCGTGCTCGATCACGCCACGTCCTCCTTCGGCAGCTCGCGCAGCGCCTGGGCGCGTCGTGCCCGGTAGGCCTTCTGCCACGCCTCGGTCAGTCGGCGGTTGTCCCGCTGGGCGGCGTCCTCCTTGGGCGCCTTGCCCTGCGTGGCGTCCTTGCTGCCGCCGGGCACCGCGGTGGGGTCCTGCTTGGCGCCGGGCTTGCGGTCGTCGGTCTTGGCCGGCGGCGGCAGGCCCGGGTCGCCGCGGCGCACCGGCGTGTGGTCGGGGCCGAGATCGGTCGCCGGCTCCTCTTCCGGGTCAGGCACGCCGGGCACGTAGCCGTTGACGCCGGCCTGGGTGAGCGGGGCGACGCGGTAGGCGACGTTGGCCTTGGACATCGCCTCGACGTCATCCCACGCGAGGGAACCGGTGCGGTCGACGATGATCGCGACGTCGCCGCCGGGCACCGGAGGCTCCCCGATCTCGTCGCGGTAGCGGTTGAGGGTGTTTCCCGTGAAGTACACGGTGCCGTCACGTCGGGCCATCCAGCTCTGATTCGGAGTGCGCGGGCACCACACAATCCCGTTGTGTGTCACGGTCTCCATAACCGCGCCAGACCCGGTCTTGACGGCCTTCTTCGGCATAACCGAGCCGACCTTGTCGACGTTGACCATCCACATGCGGTAGCCGTCACGCGCGAACACGCGCTCTGTGATGGTTGCCGAGCGGCCAGACAGGATGCAGGCCAGCTGGAACTGCTCGGCGGCCTCCCGCCTCTTCTGGCCCAGCTTGGCCTGCCCTGACACGCTGTTGTCACCGTCTGCCATCAGCGAGACTTCGATGAACAGGTCGAGTTGCCGCTGTGTCAGCGACATCAGGAACTCGGTGCTGACGACATGGTCGGCCACGACATCGCGGAACAGCTGCCCGTGTGACGCGGCGATGCGGAAGCTACGCTTCCCGTCGTTGCCCTGCAGTCGTTCGATCCAGCAGCCTGGATCCGACGTACGGTGGTACTTCGACTGCTCGTAAGGCGGTCCGAACAGCTTTTCCAGGGCAGCGCGGATGCGCTCTACACCCTCCGGCTTTTTCTGACAGATTGTCACGAATCGATTGCGTGCCGGTGCGTGCCCCTCGGTCCAGAACCAGGCCACCAGCTCGACGAAAGCGTCCTCGTGCACCGCCTCAACCGGGCAGTCGGCCCGCGGTGCGGCACGCAGCACGCGGTCCCACACGGTCTGGCGTTCGCTGGTTGTCCACACGCGGCGCCACTCGCGGGCGGCAAGGTTGTAGCGCACCACCGGCCACCGATGGTTAGGCGTCGTCAGTGACGAGTGCCCGCGCACGCGCGTGCGTACCATCTCGCGCCGATCCGCCGGGAAGACGCACACCTCCTGGCACGGCTGCCACTCCGACTCGCCGGTCTGATGGTTGAGCGTCAGCACTGCGTCGCCAGCCTGAAGCGTGTCGTAGTGCTTCCAGCCGGCCGAGGTGAGAATCTCCGTCTCCTCGTCGACGCAGTACGATCCATTGCGCAGCCGGATGTCCCGGATTTCCTCGACGATCTTGGAGTCGCGGAAGTCGATCTCGGCGAACGTCAGGTGGTAGTTGTAGATCCCGAACCCCTGCTGAAGCAGGTGGAAGTTCAACTTCTCCAGGATGAGGTTCCCGATCGGGATGACCGTGTTGACCCTGAACGACTTATCCTGACCCTCTGCTGTACCGCCACCAAGGTTGCCGGTCTCGATGATGCCCAACTTCGACGGCGGCACACCGAACGCACTCACGATCTCGTCGCGCAGCTGCCGCGCGGTGTCGAGGTAGTCGACGACCTTGCGGGGGTCCAGCACCTGCACGACGCCGCCGCCGGTGGTGATCAGCGGCGCGCCGACGCTCTTCGGACCCAGGTTGTACACCGTGTACTGCTCGCGCCACTTCTGGATGTCGGTGTCGTTGTAGTGCCCCAGGTCCACATGCACCCGCGGCGGGTCGCCGCGCCGGAAACATTCCTTGAGTGTGGCCATGGTGAACAGCCATGCCGTGGCCGGCAGAAGTGCCTTCTGGGCCGGGCTCACCCCGTACAGGCCGCCGCGCGGTGCGTCGAGGCTGAAGTGGATGACCTGGTCGGGCGTGAAGTCCGCCGAGCGGACGCCATCGACATCCTGGCTGTACCCCAAAACTTCGCCGTGCTGGTCGGCGATCACCGTCATCGTGGTGGCGTCCAGACTGTAGAGCGCGACCGGCTCGTCCAGCAGCGTCACCACTTCAAGGTACGCGTCGCCGAACAGCAGCAGGTCGATCAGCACCCCGCGCAGCAGTTGGATCATGTCCTCGCGCGGGTTCGTGTAGCGCGCCAACCGCTTGAGCCGTACCACCGGCGGCGGGTCGTCCATGATGTCGCCTTCGGTGACATCGGCGTCGGACACGACCTGCAGGCCGCCGGCGGTGACGGTGCGGGCGATCACGTCGATCGCGGAGCTGACCCAGTCGCAGGACATGTACAGCTGGTGGAGCTGGTTGAGGATCTGCTGCCGCTCGCTGGACGCGGCGACCTGTACGCTGCTGGTCATCGACGCCAGCGGGATGCCGTACTCGTAGCCGGTGCGCCGCACCTGCTCCGCGCTAGGCGGCTTGAGCTCCTCCGGCGCCGCGACGTTCTTTTCCTCCAGCGGCGTGCCGGTCGAGCCCAGCGCCGTCCACATGCGATTCAGCCAGCCCACGGATTGCCCGCCTCCCATGGATTCGCCGACTGGTTGAGCACGGGGAATCCGCCGTACTCGGTCGGTAGCGGCTTCGGCGGCAACAGTGCGGAGTCAGGGTCGGGTGCTTGCGGGTCGATCGTGCGCGGCCCGGTCTGCTGCGCCGGCCCGAACGACGGGAAGTGCCAGCGGGCCTCTCCGCCGATGTTGATCAACAGATACCTAGTTGCGTCGGCAACATGGTCGTCTGCGCGGGTGTCGGCGTCCTCCGGGTTGCCGGTCGGCGAGTGCGGCAGGTCGGCGATGCCGGTGGCGAACCGCTCCAGGTTGTTGAACGCGTGCAGCCGCGGGCAGGTCTCCCAACCCAGGTCGCGGTGCTCCCGGCACGCCGGGGCCTCCGCCAGGTAGGAGTGGATGCGCTGCCAGCCGGTGACACGGCTTCCCGGGCCCTTGCCGGCTGGCGTCAGAGCGCATCCGTTTTCCTGGTAGACCTGCGCGATCGGCAGCGCGTCACCGCGGGTGGCCCACATCGCATCGTCGGCGTAGCGGGCGGTGACGTACTCGCCGTTCTCGGCGGCGAGGATCCGTCGGGCCTGGTCGGCCTCGCCGACCTCTTTCGCGTAGGCCTCCCGGTACACCCACACCCGACCGTCCTCGTCGACCGCCGCCCACACCACGGCCCACGGCGCGGCGTAACCCCAGTCGACGCCGGCGTACCGCCGCCACGTCGCCGGCAGCTGCCGCGGTGCGACCACATGCCGGTCGCGGGACCACTCCGGAAACATCTGGCCGGCGAACACATCCCAGTCGCCGTCCAAATAGGCCGCGCGGAGCTTCTCCGGCAGCGCCAGCAGGTCCGAGGCGTACTCGGCATTGACGTGCGGGTTGTCCGTGAGCTTCGACGGAATGAAGCGGACCTCGCGGCCACGCTGGTCGATGATGACCTTCTCGCCGTAGTTCGTCGGCTTGATGTAACGGTCCTTGACCGCGGTGTGGCCCGGGCCGCCCGGGTTCGTGGCGCTGCGGATGCCGAGCACAGGGATGTCCGCGCGGCCGGACCGCATGCGGGACTCCAGAAAGGACACGACGTCGGGGTTGGTCAACGTGCGCTCGTCGAACAGCAGCAGCTGGTACTGACCGCCCAGGCGGCGGGTCGCGTCGGCCATGGTCTCGGCGTAGCGGAACATGATCAGGCTGCCGTTGGGGAAGCGCAGCTCGTAGTCGCTGCCCTTCCACACCGCGTCCAACGCCTTGGCGTAGCCGGTCAACGCGAGCTCCGCGAGCAGCGACTCCTTCAGCTCGCCGTAGGTGCGGCGGAACGCGCCGACACGGATCCCCGGGTAGCGCACGCACTCCCGGATCGCATGCATGACAAGCGCCTTGGTCTTGCCGCCGCCGGCCGCGCCCCCGAAAAGCGTGTCGAACTCGGTTGCGTCGTGGAACTCCTGCTGCCGCGGCGTCGGCTCATACTCCAGCGACCCGAACACGTCCACCTGGGACAGACGGCGCGCCTCAATCCGATTCAACTCGTCCTGCAAAGCCTTCAATTGCTGCAGGCGCTGCATCCGCAAGCCTTGAAGCGATGACGGCCTGAAGTTCTCGGATCTGGGAGTCGAGCCAGTCAATGGTCACCACCTCGTGACGCTCCGGCGCATCCAGACCGAGCAGCTTGCAACGCCGATCGATGATCTTCAGCGTCTGGTCGATCGCCTTGTGATCGCCGGACAACGCCGTCGACCACGTCGCCGCCTGCAACCGGTCCAACCGCAGCAGCTCGATCTCCCGCAACTCGTCGATCGACCGCGTGCCGTCCTCAACACGAGCCGAGATCGCCTTCTGCACATCAGCCACGGCCTGACCGCGGTTGGAGTAGCCGAGCTGGCTGGCGATCGCCTGAAAGTCCAAGCCGGCCAGCCGCAGCGCGACCGCCTTGGTCTGCCGGTCGAGGCTGGCGGGAAGACGCCCCACGGGGACCACCTCCCCGCGCGCTACCTGTTGTTGGCCAGCCAGTCCCGAGCGATCGCCACCAGCGCCTCGCCGGCGGTGTCCAGTCCGTAGGTGGTGCGGGCCGCACCGAGCGCGGCGCGGACCGTGTCGCAATCCGCGGCGGGCACCAGCCACGCCAGCTGCATGTAGTCGCCGCCCGACGTGGCCGGGTCGTACTCCCGCCCGGCGGGACGCCCATCCGCCGACGCGCCGTCGACCTCGTCGTCCTCGGCGTCGGGCAGCGCGCCGGACGGGTCGGTGACCGCGGTGATGGCGTGCTCGTCGTCCCACTCCGGCGGCGGGGCGATCAACGCCTGGATGTCACGCTCGGTGTAACCCGAGCCGATCAGGTCATCGTCCAGATAGGACAGCAGCTCCGCCAAGGCGTCAGTGTCGTAGCCGCCGAGCTCCTGCGTCCGATTCGCCGCCAACATGATCCGATACGCCGCCGGCTCGTCGACATCCACGAGCACCGCGTCGATCTCGGTCCAGCCCAACGACCGCGCGGCCAGCACGGTGTGGTTGCCGGCCAACACGAACCGCGAGCAGGCCTGCACCACGACCGGCGCGAACTGCCCGTTGCGCGTCAACGACTGCGCGATCGCCGCCACATCCCCGCGGCGCGGGTTGGCCGGGTGCACCTCGATCGAGTCGAGCGCCACCCGCTCCAGGCCGGTCAGCAGACCCATCAGGCGTGGCCCGCCACAACCATGAACAGCAGCGAGATGCCGGTCAGCACAGCGGCGACGATCACCAGCGCTTGCGACGCGCGGCCGCCCAGCGCCAGGCCGAGGAAGCCGAGGAACGCTCCCAGCGCGAGCAGGAGCACGGGGCTCAGCAGCGTCATTCGGATCGATCTCCTCTCGGGCGCACCGCGTAGACACGCAGCAGCTGGTCGACCTTGTGATGCAGGGAGGTCAGCGCGATGTGGTCGGCGTCGGCCTTCGCCGCGCGCTGCAGCTCGGCCTGGTTCGCGGCGTGCTGCAGGATCGGCAGCGCCCAGGCCTGAAACCAGCTGCTGAACACGATGCTCACCAGCAGCTTCACGCTGTCCGGCGCCGGCACCGTCAACAGCGGCACCAGGAACGTCACCCAGAACAGCGCCATCGACCCCAGCACGGTCGAGGCCACCCCTCCGACCGCGGCGCTGAACCGGGCCAGCCGCGAGCGCTGGGTCACCAGCAGCAGCCTCGGGTGCGGAACGTGAGGGTGCGTCTCGACCATCGTGGCAGCCCTCCCCGGGGTGAGTGTGTAGTCCGGGGAGGGCCACGTGACCCTCAGGTGATCGACAGCTGGCCCACAGACCGCACCGGCACCTCAGGGTTGTCCGTGATCTTGATCCAGATGACCCACGTTCCCACCGTCAACGCCACTCCCCCGCCCGGCCCGACCAGGCACTGCGCCACGTACGGGGCGTTCACGCTGTCCCACACGCCCGGATGCCAGTCGCCACCGGCGGGGTTGGCTCCGGTGGTGAACGCGAACTGCACCACGTCCCCGGTCGGGTTGTACGGGGCGTTGTTGACCGCCGCGGACACCGGCACTCGCACGTACTCAGTGGACAGTGACGACAGGCTGATCACAGGTCGCCCTCCCCTTCAGCCCACTTACGCACCGCCGAGTCGGTCTTGAACCGCCTGGCGCCCAACAGGGCCACCCACTTCAGGTAGGCAGCACCCGCGGTGACCGTCACGTTGATCGCCGACGCCGCCTGCGCGAACAGGCCCGTCGACACCGTCGACACCACCGCCGCCAACGCCAATCCGAACCGGCGCGCCACCGACGCTGTCGGCGTGACCTGCACCGTGGCCAGGAACTGCCGCGGCAGCTGCGCGCGCCTGCTCGGCGCCAGACCCACCGAGACAGCGAGCTGCTTGCCGACCGTGCGCGCCTGTGTGGCCGTCGCCGACACCGCCGTGGCCAGCGGCACGCCAACCGACCGGCCGATGCCCGCAGCCGTGGTGACCGCGGTGGCCAGCGCGAGCAGCGCGGCCCGACTGAAGCTGCCGGACGCCGTGATCGCCACGCTGACGGCCCGGGTGGCCCCCACCTGGCGCACCACCGTGGCCGTAGACGCCACAACGGTCTGCAATGGACGGTTCAGCGTCCGCGCCACGGCCGCCGTGGTGCTGACGGTCGCGGTGAACAGCCGCAGGGTCGCCTTGAGCACCGAGGCCGAGGCCGTCGTCGTCACGCCGGCGGACATCGTCCGCGTCACGCCCCGCTGCAGCACCGGCGCGGTGACCTCGACCGCGGGCAACTGCTTGCCCAACGCCCGGCCGAGCACGCCGATGGCGCTGGCCGTCGCCGGCGCGACCTTGCCGACCGTGCGCTGCAGCACGCCGGTGCCGGTGATCGAGGTGGCCAGCGACAGCAGGAACGCCTTGATCGCCAAGATCGTGGCGTTGGTCGACACCGTCGCCGCCAGCTGGCGACCCACCTGCCGCGACAGCGCGCCAGTGGTTGTGACCGAGGTGGACAACGCCCGGCCCGCCTGCCGCGACGTTGCCCCGCTCAGGCTGACCACGCCGACTGCCGTCCGCGCAAGGGCCCGCTGCGCACTACCGGTGGTGACCCCCACCGTGGCCAGCAGCAGGCCCGCCTCCCGCACGAACACAGCCGACGTGGTCAGCGACGCCGGCGCGACCTTGCCCACCTGGCGGCCGTGCGCCGCGGTGAGGATCGACTGTCCGGCGGTCAATTTGCCCACAGCACGGCGCACAACCGCAACAGTGGACAGCGTGACCGGCAGCGACTTGCCTACCTGTCGAGCCAGTGTGCCAGTGGCGGCCATCGTCGCGGTGAACACCCGCAAGATCGTCTTGATCACCAGCGCGGTCGCCGTCAACGTCACCGTCGTGGCCAAGGTGCGAGCCACGCTGCGCTGCAGAGCCGGCACGGTCGAGGCCACTCCGGCCAGTGTCCGGCTCAACGCCCGCTGCAGCAGGCCCGTCGTCGTCGCCACCGCGCCGAGCTGCTTGCCCAGCGCCCGTCCGACCGAGCCGGTCGTGACCACCGAGCCCGGCAACGGCTTCCCCACCGCCCGGGCCAGCACGCCCGTCAGGCTCACCACGGCGGCGACCTGGCGGGACAGCGCCCGCTGCAGGCCGCCCGTGGTGGACACCGTGGCCGGCAACGACTTCCCGGACTGCCAGCCCAGCGCGCCGGTCGTGACGATCCCGCCGGTCAACTGCTTGCCCGGCTGCCGCGTCACCACGCAGGTCGTGCTCGCCGTGCCGGCCAGCCGACGCCCCACCTGTCGAGTCAGCACCGGCGTGGTGGTGACCGAGCCGGGCAACGACTTGCCGACCGTGCGCGTGAGCGTTGGCGCGAGCGCCAACGTGACGGTGAGGGTCAACGGGTAGTTCGTGCTGCCGCCAGCCGAGACCAAGCCGCGACGGATGATGACGCGTCCGGGGAACGACCTGCCGAACCTCGCCACCACGGCCCCCTTGATTGCTCAGGGGTCGGTTCGCACCTCTGTTTAGCGCAGATCCGGTAAACTAGCTGTGCTTGACCTGGATAGTGCTTGAGATGGAATCGTTGGTATTCAAAGCCAATCCAGTGAAACTGGCATGGAGGTAAAGCGTCGCATTCGCCGTAGACGTGCCAGGCGCATTTCCGAGTGTAACAGTGTCCGCCGCCGCGATCGTGGCGATCGCCGTCGAGCCGTTGGCGCCGCGGGTCACGGTCAGCGCGGTGGTGCCGGTGCCGGCCGTCACCTGCATAACCTCGGTGCGGATCTGCACGTAGGTGTTGTTCGCCGGCGTGTAGCTGGCCGCCGTGTTGAGCGTGGTGGCCGAGCTGGAGCCGACAACACCGCCGGCCGCCACGGTGGTGGTGAAGGGCTTGGTTGAGGCGTCGGAGAGCAGCACCTCGGCGATGGTCTGACCGGACAGCGACGTGATGGTGCCGGTGATCTGGTAGGTGTCGTTCGTGGTGGTCGTGGTGACCACAGAGGACGACCCGGTCACGCGGGCTTCGGCGGCCTCGGTGAACGCGGCGACGTCGGTGACGGCGGCGGTGAACGGGCCGCCGGCGATGCCGCCGGTTCCCCAGCCGAGGATCTTGGGCTCTGCCTGCGACGGTGAGGTGCCGATCATGCGATTGGCAATGACCTCACGGCCCTTCGAAGTGACGACAACCGTGTTTGCCAACGCAAATCACTCCTCGCGTGTGCGCTGCAGCTGTGATGCGCGCGCGTTCGCGCGCCGGATTCGGCGGTCAGCCAGGGGTTTGCGCACCAGGCGCCAGACCGCTCGCCGAACGGGGTCGCGGTACACCGCGGTGACGATGCCGAGGTCGTCGACCACTGGCGGGTTCTCGTTGCCGCAGCCGGTGCACGGTTCGTCGGGCTGCCGTCGTGCGCCGCATGTGGTGCAGGCGCGGATGATGACGTGGCGGACCTCGGCGCTGGAGACTGCGTCCGTTGTGGACGCCGCGGAATCGGCAGGCGCGCCGGGCTGCTCGGCGGTCACGCCTACTCCTCCCAGCAGATATAGGTGTACGCCGACACGGCAGCACCCGCGGTCACGCGTACGCGCAGGAACTTGCTGACCGGCACCTGGAACTCGCGGCCGAGCGGGAACTGCTTGACGTACTGGTTGGTTGGCGCGATCAGCTGCAGGTCGCCGTAGCGGGTGGCGGTGATGGTGCCTTCGGCGGTGGCGGTGTAGCCGGTGGCGGAGGTGCCGCCGACGCAGAGGCTGGCGGGCCCGTTGGGGTCGTCGTAGGCCTGCGGGGTGAAGCTGGTGACGGTGGCGGCGACGTCGGTTTGGATGAGCTCGCACTCGATCGGCGTGGCCGCCGCGCTGCCGTCGAAGCTGATGCCCCATTCGACGACCTTGATGCGCATGGTGGACGGCGTGGCGACCTGCAGCAGGGTCTTGATCGCGGTGCCGGTGGTGACCTTCACGGCAGCGGCGGTGGTGGGGGCTGCGCCGTTGTGTGCCCAGTACAGGGTGGCCACGGGGCCCGACCTCCTTAGTAGAGGGAGGCTCGGCGGATGGCCTGCCTGACGTTGGGTGCGGGGGGCGCGATGAACGTTGCTGCGGCGGCTTGGACTTCGATGGCGACCGCGACCCATTTCTGGCCGGTGGGTGCGGTCTGGCCGTAGGTCTGCGAGGTGGCGCCGCTGGCGGTTTGGTGGGTGTAGCGGAAGACGCCGTCCGAGCCGGTGTGGCCGTCGACCAGGAGGTCCGGGGTGCCGGGGGCGGGGCTGATGTAGGCGTCGGTGCTGGGGTTGATGGACTGGGCGTCGTTGGTGCACCAGAAGAGCAAGTTGCCGTTGCCGGTGGCGGTGATGGTGGAGCTCGGCGCGCCGGCGGTGCCGCCGTAGTCGGCGGAGTTGGTGGCGGGGGTGGCGGCGAGTTGGCCGCCGGTGACGCGGTAGACGACCATGCTGTGCCCGCTGCTGGCGGCGGGCGCGCTCAGGGTGAGGGTGAAGCTGGATGCGACGCCGGCGGCCATGGTGGCGCTGAAGCAGGTTGCGTAGCCGGCGAAGATGGCGGGCGCGGAGGTGGCGCGGCGGGTGTAGGTCTGGGAGCCGCCGGAGGGGGTGCCGGCGGCGGTGGCGGTGTCCCAGGTTTGGGCCATGACGATGACGACGTCGTTGGCGGCGACGGAGGTGAGGGCGGCGGTGAGGGCGGTGCTGTCGCCGCCGATGGCGCTCTGGGCGGTGAGGGTTTGCGCGATGGTGATCGCCACCGCTCACCCCCGTGGTGCTAGGCGACCTCGGTCCAGGGCGGGAGGTCGGGGTCTTCGGTGTCGGTGACGATGCCGGCGTAGAGCACGGTGTCGGGGGTGCCGCCATCGAGGTCGAGGGCGAGGTAGGGGCGGGTGTGGGTCCAGCGGCGGTAGACGTCGTCGATCTGGGCGTCGACGGTGATATCGCCGCCTGTGTCGCGGGTGATGGTGGCGGTGCCGATGGGGGTGCCGTCGTCGAGGCTGACGGTCATGTCGACGGGGTCGGTGGGGATGATCCAGGTGGTGGTGTCGACGCCCTGGGTTGTGCCGTAGGCGGCGCGGTAGGCGGTGCCGGTGATGTGCACTGCTCGGGTTCCTCTGGGATTGAGGAGCCCGCGGGCAGGGCGATACCCGGCGCGGGGCGATTTCGCCCTTCGCGCGGGGTCCGGATATACGTGAACCCCGCCAGCTGCGCGGGGGAGAGCGCTGGCGGGGTTCACGCTGGGGGGTGACGTGGGCCGTTCGGTGTCGACCCGCAGGACCTATATCGGTCCACTGTGAACAACGTTAGCGTGCGGTTCTACTGGGCGGCAAGCAGGCTCGCTGCGTGTTCGTTCGGTCGCCGTTTGTATCGGTCGGCAATGGCCTCGCGCACGTCGCGAATGCGGTAGAGCGGGTGGCCGCGTGCGTTTCGGCCGACGGCGTGGATTCGGCCGTGGGCGGCGTAGGAGCGGATCTGGGCGGCGGTGATGGCGATGCGGGCGTGGACGAGCAGTCCGGCCATGCGGGTGGCGGTGAGGGGGGTTTCGGCGGCGAGCAGGAGGAGCCACTGGCGGCGTTCGGCGACGTTCCATTCGGCGTCGCAGGTGCGGCAGCGGACCCAGTCGTGGTCGGGGTGGGAGTAGAGGGGTTGGCCGCACTCCCCTTCGTCGGTGGTGTTGCCGCAGATGCCGGAGTAGGCGTTGCTGGGGCCGCGGTCGATGGCGCGCCAGGCTTGGGCGGTGGCGCCTGTGATGTCGGCGTAGAGCTCGTCGGCGGCGATGTGCAGGCCCATCCAGCTGGGGCGCAGCAGGAGCCAGTCGGCCATGCCGGTGAGGGTGTCGTCGCAGCGGAATTCGCCCATGGCGTCGCCGCCGTTGGTTTCCCAGAGTTCGCGGATCCAGGTGGACAGCACGGTGCGCAGCACGGCGATGGCGTCGGCGGCGTGCTGGGCGTAGGGCACGGGACGTTCGGGCGTGTAGGTGATCCAGCCGACGTCGTCGCCGCCGGTGCGGTTGTTGCGTTGGAGTGTGGTGGTGAGTTCGTGGTCGAGCCCGGGCAGCGGATTGCCGTGGGCGTCGGTCGCGGGGAATTCGATGATGTGTTCGAGTTCGATCCGCAAGCGGTCTTCGCATGACCGGCATAGGTATGCGTTGATCGTGGGGAGCCCGCATTCGGTGCGGGCGCATCGCGGGTCGCAGAGAATGCCGCCTGCCATCGGCCACCTCCGTGAAATTTCGCACAGCGTAGCCGTGCTGGCGGCACGCTTCAGCGAATACGGGTGTGTTGAGCTGCGGTTCTTCTACGGACCAGACGTTTCGGGCATTACCTGCTGTGGTCAGCCCAGGGTGTGGTCGGCCTCGACCGGGTCGGCGAACTGCCAGCGGTCGTCAACCACGCGGCCGGCGTCGCAGGTGCAGCACAGCTCGACCACACCGACCCGGGTCGGCAGCAGCATCCGCACGTGCCGGCGGCACTCCGATCGGCGCTGCCGCCAGCCGCGGACCAGGTGCGCCACGCCCTGGCCGATCATCCAGCACACGCAGAGCAGCGCGGGTGCGAGCAGGCACAGCAGGACGTAGGCGCTGTTCATGGGATCAGTCCAGAAAAGACGGCGGCGGTGTTGTCACAGTTCTACAACACCGCCGTCGTGATGTGCCGCTCCCCCGCCGACGTCTCGGCGGGGTGTTTGGTGGTGCGTCTACGGACCAATTCACGCGGCTGCCACTAGAATTGGTCCGTAGACGCACCACGTACGTTGGGAGGGTTGGGATGTCCGGTTTGCACTACGTGAACGGTGACTGGTTGGTCGACGACGACGGCCAAGAGGTCTTCGCCAAGGGCGACTTCTGGACGTTGTCGATCTTGGCGAAGAAGCTGGGCGTTGACGTCAAGACCGTCCGCTTCCACCGCGGCCGGGGCCGCTTCCCCACGCTGCGCATCAAGGAGACCGGTCAGCACCTGGTCCTGCCGGCCCTCGGCGAGGCGATCGTCAAGCACTTCATCCGGAACACCATGTGGCTGACGTTCCGCATCGTCGGCAACGAGATCCTGCTGTTCTCCGAGGAGTACGGCAGCCGGCCGATCGGCCGGGAGGTGCTGGTCGAGACCGGCCAGCTACACGTGCCAGCCGGGGCCCCGCTCCCGATTGCCGTGCCACTCGATGTGCCGGATGAGGCCGTTGATTAGGGGCACTTCGCTCGGGTCGATGGGCAGCTTCTCCTTCGCCGCCCACAGCTCGGCGCGCATCTCGTCCTGCACGATGGCGCCGATGGTGAGGAACTGCCACAGCGCCCCCTGTGCCTCGTGGCCGTTCAGGATCAGCAGCAGGATGATCTCGGACGCGATCGCGACGGCGTCCGCCGGCTTGATCGGCGAACAGGCCGGCGTGCTGTGCTCGTCGACCGCTTCCCGCACTTTGAGGGACACGGGGATCTTCATGCCGCCGCCCACCGCTGTAGGCCCTCGGCCTGAATCAGCTCGCCGCCGGCGCGCAGCTGCTGCACGGCGACCTTGATCTCGCCGTCCTCGGGCTTCGCGTCGGTGATGGCCTGCTCGACCTCGCCGGTCGAGGTGACGCGCAGGTAGGCGTTGCTGCCGAGGAACTGGATGGCGACGTCGCCGAAGCCGACGCTGTCGATCAGCACTCCGGACGTGACGTTCGGGGGTTCGGCAGGCATGATGTGCATGCATCCTTTCTCTGGGACATGAGGGAAGGGTGTGCCCCGGCCGGACGGGCCGCACGATGGCTTGGACCATCGCCGCTGCGTGGTGGCAGCGTGAAGGCCCGTCCGGCCGGACTCGTCGGTAGCCCCGCAGCGTTATCGGCGTCGCCGCCCTGCGGGTTGAGCTGGATGACTCTCGGCTACCAGCAGCCGTACACCGGGTAGCCGGCCTGGTCTCGGCGCAGGTACTCCAGGATCGCGGTCCCCCAGGTCGTCTCCTCGCGCAGGTGCTTCTGCTCGGCCGGCGTGATCGCCAGCGCCGGGTAGATGCCGACGCCGTCAGCGGCCCAGATAATCTCCTGCACGAGCCGGCGAGCCGTCTCGTCGGCCAGCAGCTCCAGCGGGTTGTCGATGTGCACCACGAGCGCCTGATAGGTGGTGTCGTCGATCCGCAGCGGGCGGCCGGTGCTCTGCATCGTGGCGAGTCGGGCGGTGAACAGGCGGCGCACCGCGTCGAGCATGGCCTCCGTGCTCGTGAAGCGCATGGTGCCGGGCTCGGCCGCCGCCTCGGTCTCGTCCACGCAGTAGCGGATGGTGCAGTTGACCGGGTGCGGGAAGTGCTGCGGGTGGGCCCGGTGCGGCCGGCGGGAGAACACGGGGCGGGCGGTCGTGACGGTCATGGTCGGCTCCTTCGTGGACATGGACGGAAGGGGTTGTCGTCCCGGCGCGATGGTGGGCGCGCCGGGACGAGGGGTCTTACGAGGCGCGATCGAGGCCGTGGCGGTGCCAGCCGTCGCGCTGCTGGAGCCAGTGGCTCGTGGGCCCGAGGATCAGGTCGGCCTTCCAGAGCAGGCGTGGCAGCTCGTGCCGGCTGACGTTGGTCAGCACGGTGGGCTCGCCGGTGTCGTCGGGGTGGATCTCGGCGACGCCGGTCGTCCGGTTGTGCAGGATGTACATGAGGTTTCTCGTCTCCCGTGTGGTGGTCCGGGTGGCGGAATGTGACTCAGGCTGCCGAGGCGGCGCGACTGGTGGCGTGGGTACGGCGCTCGCGGGAGCGTTCCCTGCACGGGCCGGAGCAAAAGCTGGCTCGCGGGTCCTGGGTTCGGAACTCCACGGCGCAGCCGATGTAGGCGCACTGCTGGAGCCTGATGAAGCAGGTGCCGGTCTCGACCTCCGCGACGAGCTTGTACGCGTGCCGTGCGCCGAAGCCGACCAGCTTGTCCACGCTGTCCGCGCTGCCGCCCCGCGCGAGCGCCCGCCGCGCGCACTCGACCCGCTCGGCATGCGTGAGCTCTCGGCCGGGGTCGGCTCCGGTCATGACGCGGTCGACGGCGACGTGGTCGTACCAGTCCCAGTCGTGATTGCGCTGCGCGGGCACGGCACTACCTCCTTTCTTGTAGGTGGCGACTCGGGGTGGTGGGTCAGCTCTGCGTCGGCCAGCCCTCCACGGGGCCGCGCTTGCCGGCCGAGTTGGCGTGATAGTCGAGGTAGCGCCGCAGGGCGGCTATGAAGTTGTCGGCACCGCTGATGGTCCCGGCCAGCGCGTAGAGGTCGGTGTCGAACAGGCCGCGGTTGTACTGGCCGGTCTGGACGAAGTCGAGCAGCGCGCCGGGGATCTCCCGGCTGCCGCGCCACAGCGCCAGCTTGATTGCTTCCGCGGCGCCGCGGGCCGTCTTGTCGTCGATGGGCACGTCGAGGGCCTGGGCGGTGTTCACGGCGCTGTTGATGGCCTCGATGTCGATGTTGGTCACGCTGGTCTCCTGCGGTGTGGTTGGAAGCGGTCGGCTGATCAGCCGGTCGCGAGGATGACGCCGTCGGGGCAGGGGGCGCCCCGCTCGGGGTCGCCGTCGGAGGCGACTTCGCGCCAGCGGCGGGCGTGTGCCAGGTCGAGCGGGGTCGTGTCGGCGGGGATGCAGATCACGGAGTGCGTGACGTCGCTGCCGCTGCGCGAGGTGGCGGGCCCGTCAACCACCATCGGCGTGTAGCGGGCCACGATGGTGGCGTCCACGGCGTTACGGGCGCCCTGGAGGGACGTGGCCGCTGCGGCCAGCAGTGCGACGGCGGCAATGCCACCGGCGATGCGGCTGAGATGTTTGGCGATGGTGCCCTTATCGAGCCCGGACATGGCTTCCTCCGGTAGGCGTGGGGGTGTTAGTTGGCGACCTGGTCCAGGTCGTGCGCGACGTCGGTCAGGTCTCGATCGGCTTCCGCGTCGAGCTCGCCGGCGGCCTCGGTGACGGCCTTGTCGCCGGCTGGCGTGCGCTGGTAGGGGCCGAACTTCTCGGGCTGCACGGCCAGGCCGAGGGCTACCAGCTTCGGCAGCTGCTTCTCCACGTAGCTGACCGACACGCCCACGCGCTGGGCGACGTGCGCGTTCTTTCCGGGAAGCGCCGCGAGCATCTTCAGCTGGGTGATCGACAGCGCCTCTTCGCCGCCGCCCTGAATCAGGGTGAGCTCGGGCATCGGGTCGAGCAGGCGGTGCAGGTCGGCCATCTCGCCGTACTGCTCGTAGCCGTCGGGCTCCACCTTCTTGCCCTCGACGCCGGCCTGCTTGCGGGCCCGCCACTCGGCCAGGTTCGCCTTGGCCTCCCGCACGGCCTGGATGGGGTCGAAATCGGCGGTGACTGTCAGCGGCTTCAGCGCCTCAGCCATGTCGGGGTCGGCCTGCGCGCCGGGCAGGGCGTGCGCCCACTCCCGCACGCCCGTGACCTCGCCACCGCGGGCCTGCAGCTGTGAGCCGCCCGCGCTGGCTATCAAGAAGTAGCCGCCGCCCGGCGGCAGCTCGCCGGGCCTGACCTGTACCTCGCCGACCAGGTCGGACTCGGTCTTGTTCGTGTTGCGGAACACCATGAAGTTGCGGTTGGCCAGCAGGCCGCGCAGTGACGTCGAGTCGAAGTAGTCTCCGACCAGCACGCTGTGTGTGGCCAGGTTGACGAGGACTCCGTATTTGCGTCCGAGCCGGATGACCTGTTCCAGGCGTTCCCCGAACCCCATGCTTCGCAGCCACTGGTCTTTCGACAGCCTGTAGAACTCGTCGATCGACCAGGCGAGGCCGGGGAACTGTGCGCACGGCAGGATCTTCGAGGCGACCCGCTGCGTTTCCGGGTCAAGCAGCGGCAGCGGCAGTCCGGTGAGCGGGTCCTCGGTGAGGAGCCTCTTGTTCATGCCGCGCACCTGCAGCGTTTCCTCGATCGCGAGGAGCTGCTTGTAGGCGTCTTCGGGGCCCGCGCCCGGTCGGGCGTCGGACAGCTCGTTCATTTCGGGTGAGCTGCCGCCTTCGGGGTCGCCGTCGCAGTGCACGAGGAGAAATTCGCCGGAGTGCTTGAGGGCTAGGGAGATGGGGAGTAGGCCGGAGGTGCTCTTGCCGGAACCGGGTGCTCCTGTGATCAGGGTCGGGTACACGCCGGTGCGGTCCTTTACCACGATGGTGGCTTCGCCGGACCCGTTGGACAGTTGGCCGACCGGGATGACACCGTCCCGGTAGATGGGGCCCTGATAGGGGGACGTCTGCTGCAGAACTCGCTGTTTGGTGATGGTCAGGTAGGCGCGGGACTCATTGCCGGGGTACGGCTCCGGGTGAAGGTCTCGGATCTGCCGGAACAGGCCGGCCGCGAGGCGGCCGCGAATGCCGTCGAGGTCCGAGTACTGGCAACTGCCTGGAATCGTCTGGATGATGAAGCGAGCGCCGGTCGGTCGCTTGGTGGGCTCAAGCAGTTCCGAACCGGGCAGCACGCCGCCGGGCCGCGAGATGTTCTCGCGCCACATCCGCATGACGTCGGCGATGAGGTTGTCCGGCTCGTCGTTGACGACAACGACCGGGGAGCGCTCGGGCTCGACCTGGGTCGCGTCATCGCGGCTCGCCTTTCGGCGCGGCAGGAGAAGCCTCCAGCCGCCGCGGGCCCGGGCTTCGGGGGCTGCGATTCGCTCCAGCGGAATGCTGTGCTCGCGCCGCCAGGCCCGGCCTAACGTGGCTTCGGCGACAATCGTCGCCGCGAGGGTTCCCCACGTCGCGCCGTACACGGAATCCAGGGTGATTAGTCCGGAGGCGGCGACGCCGGCCGAGAGGGCGACGTTCTTCCAGCGCTCGTCGAGCGCCTCGATCTTGTTGCGTCGCAGCCACGCACCGCCGACGACAGCGCTGCTGATGGCCGCAACGCCGAGGGTGACGAGGCCGGCGGAGCCGCCGGCCGCGCTGACGGCCTCGCCGATCCCCCACGACACCATGCCGACGGCGGAGGTGCCTGCGGCCAGGATGTGCGGCAGGCGCAGGGCCGTCCGCTGGGCCGCGCGCTCCTCTTTCTTGGCCTCGCGCTGCGCTGCGAGCGCCTGATCCTTGGCCAGCTGGACGGGGTCCATCGGCGACTCGACCGGCGCGGCGGCGGCCTGCTGCTCGGTCTGCTGCTCGTCCGTGGTGACGGTGGCGGTCATGCTGTGACTCCCGGAGGTTGGGGATGGCCGGTTGAGCCGGAGGGGAAGGCCGGCTCAACCGGCCGGGCAATCAGCGGGCGTTGCCGGCGTAGTAGCTGTTGGCCGGCAGCTGGACGTCGTCAACGTTGCGCACCGGCTCGGCGGCCCGGGCCTGGACGGCGCCGCGGTGGGCGAGCTTGGTCGCGGCGGCCTTGGCGATGGCCAAGCCCTGCTTCATCTGGGCGATCTGCGCCATCGTCTCGCCGCCGATCGTCTCGCTCCTGCTCCGCAGCGCGCCTTCGTACTGGTCGAGCAGGCCGATGGCCCTGCCCAGCACGACGTCGAACTGCGAGCCGATCTTCTTGGTGATCTCGGGACTGGCGCTGTCGGTGGCCACGGTGATGGCGCCGGTGGTGGCGCCGGTGGTGGCGATGGCGGTCATGGTGGTGCTCCCTTCGGTCGATGACCCTTCGAGGGCCTTCGGTGGTGCAGGCGGCAAGCCCGCCGGTGGGGTCGGTTCGGGCCATAACCGTTCTGCTGTTGCCTGGACGACGCGAGGCGGATCGTCGTCGTCCAGCAGGGCGGCCCAGGCGCCCCAGTCGACTGTCGTTGCGCCGCCACCGGCGGGGTCACCGGTGGGGTCACCCGGCGGGACCTGGCCGCCGCCGGGTGTCGGGCCGGTCGGGTCGGGGGTGTCTCCCCCGCCGGTGGGGTCGATCTCCTCGGGTCGGGCGCCGCCGGGGGTGTCCCCCTCGGTATCCCCGCTTCCGCCCCCGCCGGTGGTCGTGTCGCCACCCCCACCCCCGCCCCCGCCCCCGCCGACCGAGGTCGGGGCCGGACTGGGGCCGGGCGTGCCCCCGGCCGGCGGCGTTGCGCCGCCAGGGGCGGTGGAGGCGGGTGTCCCTCCGCTGTCCGACGGCGCGGTGTTCTTCCCGCCGCCGAACAGCCTCTTGATGGCACCTAAGGTGCGACCGCCGATGTGTGCATTGCCGACGAAACTGCCGCCGGCCTCTTCCACGATGTAATCGATAGCGCGGTCAATTGCCGTGCGCGACTGCTCCGGGTCGTTGCCCTTGATCGCGTTGTACAGGGCGCGGCCGGGCCTCATGATGAGCCATGCGACGATCATCAGCGTGACCACCGAGCCCATGGATCCTGTGGTGCCCATGTGAACTACCCGCCCCTCACTGGGTAACAGTTCCTGCTACTGATTACTGGCCGGAGCCGCCGGCGCCCATCGTGTCCTGGCCGACCTGGGTGGCAATGGAGGTGACCGTGTCCTTGAAGCTGGTGAACAGGCCGACGCCGGACGCCGACATCACGATGCCGAGGATCAGTGCGACCCAGGGGTGCCACTTCTTCGGCTGACCGCTGCGGTGCAGCGCTTTCCAGAAGATCTCCAGGCAGGCGATGACCGAGATGCCGATCACGATGCCGGCCGAGGCGCCGCCGAGTGCGCCGCCGAGGCCGTGGGCGATGCCCATCTCGGTGTTGTGCACGGCGGCGGCGATGCCCGCCCAGAGGGATCCGACGCCCAGCATGCCGACCAGGCCAAACAGGATGATGGTGAGCTTGGAGTCCTTCTTGTGACGGAAGTAGAACCAGCCCGCCACGATGCTCAGCACGCCGCTCATGATTCCCGAGCCGATGGCCGCGTAGTTCATTTCTCTTTCCTCTTTCCCTTTCGAGCTGTTGATTGGTTGACGTTGCGGCGGTGATTACCAGCCGGTGAGGCGGTGCCACCAGTAGGGGTAGCTCATCCAGGCGAGCAGCCAGTGCACGAGGGGAATCCACTGCAGCAGCGACATCACGGACATGGAGACGAGCGTGACGAACAGCAGGCGCGCGGCGAACCAGGACGACCAGGCCAGCAAGTAGCCCAGGCAGGTCGTGGGGATGCCGACCAGGTAGGCCCAGGCCATCCGGAAGGCGCGTCCCCAGGGCGAGTCGGTCTTGGCCTCAGCGGTCTGCCGGACGTGCTCGATGACCTCCACCAGGGACGGCATCGGCTCGGTCGCGAAACCCGGCGGGACGAGGTTGCGCTCCTTCAGCCAGTCCAGGACCGCGAGCACCCGCGACGGCCGCTCGTCACTCTCCGTGAGTGCGGAGTGTGGAGTTTTGGGCCCGCCGGCGGCCGAAAACCCCTGGTCGCTCTTCCCGACCCGCACACTCTCCGGTGTGGAGTGCGGAGTGTGGACCTCACGCTCTGTAGTCGAGTTGAGCGTAGTGGAGTCTGCCATGATGGGCTCCTCGCCCCTTCGTTGATCGAACGTTGCGGGTGGTGTCCGGGTGGGCGGCGGGACCGGGAAGTCAACAGCCGCCCACCCGGGGGTCTTTCGCTACGCCTCGCGGCGCTGCTTCTTCTGCAACTGCTTGCGGTAGTTCCTGACGGCGTTGTCAGCGGCCTGTCGAGTGACCTCCTCGCGCCCCGCCTTGACGAGCAGCGGGTTGACCGCCGCCATGGCGTCGCTGCCGAAGATCTGGTCCAGCGGCACGTTGCTCGCGATCTTCTTGTCCATCCACTCGCGGACCAACTGCGAGGCGGGAACGTTGCTCGCCGGCGCGTTGCTCGACCGTTGCTCCGGTCGCCGCCTCAACAGTCGACGGACGTTGCTCTCGGCCTTCGTGTTGCTCATGTCGTTGCTTGTCGACCCGTTGCTCACACCGTTGCTGGCCGGAGCGTCGTTGCTCACACCGTTGCTCGTTGCTTGCTGAGCAACGCCCTGCGACCTGGGGTTACGCGTCTCCAGCAACGCGGTGACCTCCCGCAGGCCGGCCGCCACATCGGCGTGAGCAACGCCCGTACCCTTGCCCTCCAGCCAGGCGGAGACCTCGTCGAGCAACGGGCTCATCGGGGCCGTGATCTCCGCATCGGACTCCGGCGGAGCAACGACGGGCCGTTGCTCAACGGCCGGGAGCAACGCCTCCTGAGCAACGCCAGGAGCAACGGCGTTGCTCGTTGCCGGGGCTTCGATCGCGTGGCGCCCCGGCGTCGCGTTGCTCGCGCCGTTGCTCACTCGCCCGTTGCTCACACCGTTGCTCGTGGCGAACACGAGGCGGTCCAGCAGCTTGCGCAGCCAGCGCAGCCGACGTACCTGAACGTCCGGGACGTAGACCGGCAGCATGCCCGGCAGGTGCCCCTTCTTCTGGCGGTAGACCATCAGCCATGCGTGCTCGTAGTCGATGACGCCCACGCTGGAGTGGTAAAGATCGACCGCTCCCCACCAGATGAACGGGTGCCGCAAGCGGTTCGCCCACTTTCGGGCGATCATCTTCGCGCGGTCGATCGCTGAAATCTCGTGTGCGTCCTGCGAAACGCTGCCCACGTGCCAGTGGAACATCGCGGGGCCCGCAATGGACGCAGCGCCGAAGAATTCCGGCAGCCCGGGAATCCTCAGGATGAGCGTCAGCTCGAACGTGATCATCGCGGCGGCCGCGAACGCGGAGATCCACATCACCATCATCGACTTGGCGTACGGGACCTTGTCCTTGGCGCGCAGGTACGCATCCCTGCCGAAGCCCCATGTGAAGATCGGGACAATGAAGGGCGCCAGGAAAAGCAGAGGAAGCAATTGCTGCGGCCAATTGTCGAGGTATCCGAAGAAGAAGATCACCTGGCCGGCGAATTCGATGGCGGCACACAGGGCCACGACCATTCCGACGTTGTTGCGCCGGCTGCGCTTCACCCGCTCCTTCGACTTCTTGCGCTCAGACTCGGTCGTTTCCGACTTCGTGACGACGGCACGCTTCGCGTCGTGAACGGCCTGCACGTCCGCGAGTTCCAGGCGCGCTTTTTCGGCGATGGCCTCGGCTGCTGCGACCTCGGCCGCGGCGACGTCGCGCTGCTTGCTCAGCATGATGTCCGCCTTTTCGCGCTCAATGAGGAGCTTCTGTCGCTCCACGTCGCGAACGCCGGCGCGGGTCATCGGCTTGCCGTTGACGACGACCATGCGGGGGGGAAAGAGGGAGATCGCCACGGTCAGCACTCCTCGGTGGTGGTGCGGGGGGAGGTGCCGATCGTGCCGCACGTGGTGCGGGACTCCTCGCCCGAGGGCGGCGTGTCGTCGATCTCGGCCAGGGTCGTGACGATGTCGAGCTGCACCGCCTGCGACGGCCGGCGGCGACGGGTGCGGCGGAGGCCGAGGCTCTCGCGCCAGTGGCTCGGCGCGTTGATCGGGCCGGTCGTGCCGTTGGCCTCGATCCACTCCTTGGTCGTCTGCTGCGGCAGGCGCTCCGGGTCACCCGGCTTGCTCGGCGAGTGGGTCATCGCTCGGCTCCGAACTGGCTGACGTCGGCCACCTGCGCCCAGAGGGGCGACGGGTCCTTCACGAGGGAGAGGCCGACCTTGCGACCCTCGCGGGCGAGCCGGCCCCACGCCACGGTGAGCTCGTCGGCCTCGACGGTGCCAGTGCATGGCAGCGCCGGCCGCTCGCCGCGGAGGATCGCCTGCACCAGCTTGTCGGCGATCTCGGCGGCGGCCACGTCCTCATAGGACGCCGCCGAGGCGTCGTCGATGGTGAGCTGGCCGGGGGCGGTGCACAGGTCGTCGTCGCTCACAGAGCGTCCGTTCTGTCCGTTTTCAGTGCTATTTACGCAGGTCAGGCCCCAGGTGCCGTTGTTGCGCCGCGTGCGGACCCAGCCGGGGCGCGGGCCACTGCAGAGGGTGGGGAGCGGCCACAGACCGTCGAGGTCGGCGGGGTTCTCGCTGGTCACGCTGTCCTCCCTGGAAGTTCTCGATCGGGCCAGCACCGCGCCAGCCGTGCCTGTGGAGCCGTTCTGAGCAACTGGAGGGTCAGTAGCGCGGCTCTGTGCTGCTGCCGTGCCGCGTACCCCTCGGCGTTGACGGCAGCGATGTGACGCCGTCCGGCTTCGGCGATCTCCATGTCCAGCAGTGCGAGCTCGAACTGGTCCAGCACTGCTTCCTGCTCGATCGCGGCCAACTCGTCCCGCGTCGGTCCCCGCAGGTCAGCGAGGGGATCGTCACGGCTATCGACCACGATCAACTCCTTCTTGACGGCTTGGCCTCGCTGGTCTGCGTGGCCTCTCTGGTCTGTACTTACGGCGCTAAGACTAGCGTCAGCTCTGGTCTTGTCAAGGGGTCTTGGGGTAGCTTGATCAGACCAACCGGATCAGAGGAGGTGCTTGGTGGGAGTTACAGCCCGCCACCGCGCGATCGCGGACGAGCTACGGGACGCGATCCTGGGGGAGGCCACACTGCTGGGCGTTGAGCTAGTGTCTGGCGCCCAGTTGCCATCGGAGGTGGCGCTCGCGGGCCGCTACAGGGCCAGTCGAGGCACGATCCGCGAGGCGCTTGGCGTACTGGCTGCCGAGGGGTTGCTCATCACCAAGGGGCGCAGCGGGACCTTCGTGCGCAGGCTGCCAACACTGGTGCACGACGCGCACCGCGAGAACCCCACGCGGCAGGGCACCACCGATACCTGGCATTCGGAAGTGCTGGAGCTGGGCCATACCCCGACCCAGGATTTCGCATTTCAAATCGTGGCCGCCGAAGATAGCGTCGCCAGGCGCCTCAACATCGCTCCGCGCGAACTTGTTGTTGTCCGCGAGTGCACCCGCTATATCGACGAGTTCCCCTGGTCCGAGCAGGTGAGCTACTACCCCTACGAATTCGCCAGGTCGTGCGGCCTCGACACCGCAGACGACATTCCCGAGGGAACCGTGGCGCGCATGGCGGCCCATGGTCACGCCGAGGTGGGATGGGACGACCGGGTCGATACTCGGCCGACCCACGAACAGGAGCAGAGCCTGTTCAGGATGGCCAAGGGGACGTGGATCCTGGTGTACAGGAGGGTTGCCTGCACTCAGGACCGAATCGTGCGGTACACGCGCGAACTACTGCCTCCTGACCGCAACACCATCGCCTATCGCGCGGGCGACATCAGCGTAATTCTTCGGATTCAGGGAATGGACGGCGCGTGATTCCGTTTCGACAGGGAGGGCTACATGACCTTGATGAGGTCATACGCCTGCGTGACCAGGCGAAAACGTGGCTCGCCGCTCGCGGATCGGACCAGTGGCAGTATGACTTTCCTGACCGGGAAACCATGATCGCCGGCTTCGCACGCGCGCTTGAAAACGGAGAAACCTGGCTTTATCAGGATTCGGACTATCGAATTCTAGGAATGGTGACACTAAATTCCAGAACAGATCACGGCTTGTGGACGGAGAAGGAGGAGCGGGAGGCGTTGTTCATCCACCGACTCACTCGGGACTTTGCGCGACCGCAGTCGCGAGGGGTTGGTGACCGCTTGCTGGATTTCGCGGCCGGATTTGCCGCCGGTCGTGGTTACACGTGGCTGAGACTTGACGCCTGGACTAGCCCTCGGGCGGCCGGGTTGTGGGCTAGTTATGTGGCGAGGGGATTCGAGTTCGTACGCACCGTCGAGGGGCACCACACTCCGTCAGCGGTGTGCTTTCAACGGTCCACCGGGCTGATTTCCACCTCGCCATCACCGGACACGCCGGGCGGGGGTGAGTGACCAAACAAGATCGACGGGGCACACTGCCCCCGACACACCACGGGCCCGGAGTGGGGACTCCGGGCCCGGACGAGGTGTCGCAGCACGGACTCCACGACCTGCACGCGACGTCTCCCAGTGTACTGGCGCGCCTATGCGCCGTCCATGGGACACGCGTGTGCTGAGAGGACCAAACCATGTCCCTCCGCACGTTGGTGTGGGCAAAAGACCAGACGGTGATCACGTCCACCGTCAGACAGAAGAAGCCGCCCGGCGGCGGCTCGTCGCAGCGCGTCGAGTCGGAGCCCTCCCCATCGGCGACCGACAAGCTCGTGCTGATCGGCATCGGCGACGAGGCCAGCGAGAAGACGTGGGACGCGCTGATCGGCAACGAGGACCTGGCGATCTTCGCCATGACGACCTTGCGCACCGTTCGCGAGTCGCTCGACCGGCTGGAGCGCGCCGGCTACATCCGGGTGCGCCCCTGCGTGGTTGAGTCCGGCGCGGCCGGCTGGAACCGCATCTACCTGCTGAGCAAGGACTCGCCCCTCGTCAAGGGGCTCTTCGAGGTCGACTGGTCCGAGCCGGAGAAGATCGAGCGGTTCGCGATGCGCACGTTCAGCCGCCGCGACGAGTCAGCGTACATCCCCTCGGACTCGCCACGGGCCAAGCCGAAAACCGCAGCTCAAGG